AGCATCCGGCTGACAGATACAGAGTTGGAGTTCCTTGACGCCCAAGCTCATAGGCGCCGTATGCCCCGTTCAACTTTGATCAAGGAAGCAATCGCTTCTGCTGTCAGCCCTCCCGCTAAAAAATCAATCAAGCCCTCCGTTCATTTGGATTCAGGCAGAAACACGATTGATCAGGCCGTCATAGCTGTAACGAGAATGTTTCCAGACATTGCACGTCACCGCGTTGAACCTATTGTCTGCACGGTCATTTGTGCCATGGCCGCCAACAAAAAGAAAAGCCAATGACTGTTTCGACGCGAACGCTTGACGATGGCACCGTGGAAATCTGCGTCATAGAGGGAGGCATGACCGAGCTTGGCTGGGTGTCGTCAATGCACCTCACTGAAACCAAGATCAATCAATTAAAAGCCGTTATTGCTCGCAAAAGTTCGGCAGCATTTTTTGATCGTTCTCAAGACATCAGCGATGGCTAATTACGGCTGCGGCAAAGGCATGGACGAAGAGAATTTGCGTGCTATGCGCCAACGTGTTTTGGAGCTAGACGCAAACCCAAAACTTAAACCAACAACCCTTGAGAAGGCTTTTCTTGAGGCTTACAGAGAACGCAAAAAAGGAGGTTATGGCCGTTAAGACTCTCTATCCTCATCCACCCTGTCCAGGATGCGGCCAAGATGAGACCAAAGCCGTAAGGACTTTTTACGCACCTAACGGCAAAATCGTTAGATACAGAAAATGCAAGCTGTGCGGTAAAAATTTTTACAGCTTGCAGTCTTGCGAAGAAGTCATCGACCCGGCTGAGCATAAAGTCGTGCTCGGTAATTGGCGAACAAATGGGAGCCAGATCAAAATTGTCAAAACTGGAACCAATCAACCCGTTGACCTCTGATCATGCTCAAGCCCAAAAGGTTCCACATCCCTGGCGCTCTGCTTATTGAGCAGCACGTCGTCAGAGAAGGGCCGTCTCCTTACTTCGTGGCTTGGGTGCCCAACACATCAAAGATGTTTTATGACCGCAAGGAGATGATGCGTTGGATCAAGTGGCCTAAGGGCACGCCATCCCGCGAAAAAATTGACGAATGGCTGAACGGTTTAGAAGCGCCTAAAGCTCAACCAGCTCTTGACCTAGAAGCAATCAAGCGCGAAGGCTTTGGCCCTGAGGCTCACGCCTTGGATGATTCTGACCCCAATAATCAGACGCGAACAGTGATCTGACCAAGTGCTTGCCAAATCTTGGTCAATGGTCTACCATTAGTTCAAGCCCGAGAGGGCACCGCTTAAAAGCAATGGATTTTCACGAAGCCTCACTACGCACTTACGAAGCTCTTCAACGCATAGAAGACGCTCAACCAGTCCCAACCGTTGAACCAACCTTCTTTGTCATCACAGAAGCTTGGCAAGAATGGGCTCTGAGCCAAGACGAACTCAAAGAGCTAACCGATGACGCCATCCTCGACGGCCTGGCCTACACAATCGAAACCTGTCCCTTCTGATCACTTGCCGGGAAGCCCGACGCCGTATCCCCATCCGGCTGAAAGCTATACAAAACCTTCCAAAGAACCGGCTATGGCTTACGGGCTGTCGGGTCGGCTAAGCCGTGCTTGATGAATAGGCTTGGTTAAGGAAAAGCAGGGCGCGTTAGTGGCGCGATCCATCTCCCGGCATCACACTTTTTAAAACTGTTTTTTTGTTATGAACCCCACCCCACTCGCAACCTTACGCTGCTCCGGAACGCTGTCACTTCATTGCCCTCAATGCGGTGATGGTAAAACTGAAAGCTATTTGCACTTACGCGATTTTGACAAGGTTGGAGAAAGCATTTCGTTAATTTATTGGTGTGAGTTTTGTCATGAGTCGTCAGTTCTTCAACTCGTTCAAGAGAAAGGAAACACCATTGCTTACTGGCAAGTGATAGGCAAACCCATTTTGCCAAGGCTTACGGGTCAATCTTTGCTTGACAAAGTTAAAGGGCTTCCCAAAATGCCTATGTCGCAGTTGGCTGAAGCTTGCGGATACGTTATCCCTGCAAAAGGCAACGGCAAGCAGCGACCTGCTACCACCAAGTTTTGCGAGGCTGTTTTGATAGCTAATGGCATTGACCTTGAGACCTTTCTTGAGGCCCTTGAGGGAAAAACTTCCGAATGATCCAAATAGATTCTCTCAACACCAAGCTCCGCCTGCTCCAAAATGCCAACGACCTTAGAGCCTTCAAACTCCATGAACGCAGGATCGCCAAGCTCTATTCCCAATGCCAAAATCTCGACAGAACCCGAGGGATCGCTCAGAATCCGTATCGGGGCGATTGAGGGCTTTTGCCCCTCACACCTGTTCGCCGTCCGTAAAATCCATCAGCTCCAACGCGCTTGGCTCCTAGCCCAAGGCGAAACACCCCTTTAACCTTTGCTAACCTCACGGCATGGGTAAGAAGTCCACAAACCTACAGATTCAAGAGCGTGTCAATACTGTCTATCAGTTATTGATCAAGTCCTATTCGCGTTTTGAAATCGTTCAATACGCCTCAGAAAAATGGGACGTAGGAGATAGGCAAGCTGATGAATATCTGGCAAGGGCAAGGCAGCTCATTGCTAAAGACTCAGAGATTGAACGCCCTGAATGGTTAGCCGCTGCAATTGCACGCCTTGTAGAATATGAAAAGCGTGCAGGCAGAGATGATCAGATTCCTGTTGCAATCAAGGCTTTAGAGACGCAAGCCAAGCTCTTGCGCTTTGACCTCAACTGATGTCATTGCTTACCGGTCTTTGTGAACCGACCAAGCTTCTGGCCTTTGCTCAACCGCCGGATCAGAAAACAACGGTTGACATCCTCAGCAGAATCAAAGCCGATCTGCATCCTGGCCAGCTTGCTTTTGTAGAAGATCAAACAACAGAAATAATCGGCCTATCTGCGGGCTACGGCGCCGGAAAGACCAGAAGCCTCGCCAGCAAGGCCGTTGCCTTAGCCATAGCTAATCAAGGCTTTATAGGCATTGTCATGGAGCCCACAGGGCCATTAATTCGTGATATTTGGCAAAACGATTTTGATGATTTCCTGGAGGCTTACGACATCCCCTACAGCTTCAGGGCATCTCCCTTGGCTGAATACGTCCTGCACCTGCCTGGCGGAGATACAAAGATCCTTTGCCGCAGCTTTGAGAATTGGACACGTTGCATCGGCATCAATGCGGCTTGGTGTCTTGCGGATGAAATCGACACAGTGCCGCCATCAATAGCAAACAAGGCATTCCCTAAGATCCTTGGTCGCCTTCGTGCTGGCAACGTGCGGCAGTTTGCTGCTGCCTCAACGCCTGAGGGCTTTCGCTGGATGTGGAACACCTTTGGCACAGAAGAGGCAAAGCAGCGTCCTGATCGGCGCCTAATTAGAATGAGAACGGCAGACAATCCACATCTGCCCCAAGACTTCATCGAGCGGCTGCAAGCCAACTACGATCCAAGCCTGTTGCAGGCTTATCTAGAAGGCCAGTTCTGCAATCTCACGACCGGTCAGGTTTATGACCGCTTCGACCGCGCAAAGCACGTAATCACAGATATTCCCAACGTTGAAAATGAACCCCTCCGTGTAGGCGTTGATTTCAATATTGGAAACATGTCAGCCGTTATCTCTGTCCGTCTTGGCAACCAACTATTGCTGATCGATGAGGTCAGCGGTGCCCATGACACCGACGCACTCGCTCAAGAAATACGACGACGTTTTCCCGACCGTCGCATCTATGCCTACCCTGACGCATCAGGCGGTAACCGCAGCACGAACGCCAGCCAAACCGATATTCAAATCTTGGAGTCCTATGGCTTTACCAATCAGTCGCCAAGGTCAAACCCTCCCGTCCGTGATCGCGTGGCTGCTGTTCAAGCTCTGCTGGAAAACGGGAAAGGCGAAGTAAGACTTCAAGTCGCGGCCAACTGCAAGCGAACGATTGAATGCTTAGAGCTGCAAAGTTATACAGAGAAAGGCGATCCAGACAAAGACGCTGGTTATGACCACATGAATGATGGCCTTGGTTATTTAGTGTGGCGCGAATTTAATCCTCTTTATGCGCGTGCTGGTCGAGGCACTGGCATTAGGCTTTACTAAACTGAAGGGATTAGGCGGGGTTTTAACGTGTATTCAGGTTTTTCGGGTGGCAGGCAGCGGGTTGGCAGCGTTACTCGCGTCAATGACCCGAACACGGCTTGGGTAAACATGGAGCCTCACTGGGAGCTGATTGAAGCTCTTTTGCAAGGCACCTACGGCATCAGAAAAAAGCATCGAAAATATTTGCCGCAAGAACCTAGAGAGCTTGATGAGTCATACGACAACAGGTTGATGCGTTCAACGTTGGCCCCGTATTACGTCAGGCTCGAACGGATGTTGGCGGGCATGTTGACCCGTAAGCCCGTCAGGTTGACAGATGTGAGCGACCTGATCACAGAGCAGCTTTTTGACGTTGATCTTGAAGGCAACGATTTAAACGTCTGGACCTATGACACAGCCAGGAAGTGCATCAGATATGGACATGTTGGCGTTCTTGTTGATGCTCCTCAGGCCGGGTCTAACGGGCGGCCTTATTGGGTGACATACACGCCCAGAGACATTCTGGGATGGCGTACAGAATTAAGCGATGGGCAGCAGAAGTTGACTCAGCTTCGCCTAATAGAAAGGACCGTTATCCCTGATGGAAGCTATGGCGAAAAAGAAGTTGAGCAAGTTCGCGTCTTAACCCCAGGCGCATTTGAGATTCATCAGAAAGACGACAAAGGAGATTTTCGCGTCATTGATGAAGGCACAACCAGCCTTGACGAGATCCCGTTCTCTGTTGCTTATTCCAACCGCGTCAATGTTCTTGAGTCGCGGCCACCGTTGGCAGACATCGCTGAGCTAAACCTCAAGGCTTATCAAGTGCAATCTGACCTTGATAACCAGCTGCACATCAGCGCCGTTCCGATGCTGGCCATCTACGGGTTCCCGCAGTCAG